ATCCACCAATCTATGGTAAAGTATTCATTTCAGCAAAGCCAAAGCTTGGATTTGAAGTGACACAGACTGAAAAAGAATATGTAAAAGAAACCATATTAAAGCCAATGAGTATATTGACTGTTACCCCAGAAATTGTGGACATTGATTACAATTATCTAAAAATTACATCATCTGTATATTACAACAAAACGAAATACAATGGCTCACAATCACAGCTTGAAGATGGTATAAGAACAACAATACAAAACTATACATCAACAAATCTAAATCAATTTAATACCTACTTGAATTTTTCAGGTTTAGAGACAAGCATTGACAGTTATAATCGTTCAATTGTTTCTAATCAAGCAGAATTGTTTGTTGCTAAAAAATTCAGACCAGATTTAATTAATTCTGATAACTATGTTCTTGACTTTGGTTTTGAGTTAACCAAAGGCACTACAAACGATAACTTCTATTCTTCACCAGATTTTACTTTAGTGGATGAGACTGGTGTTAGCAGACAGTGTTTCTTTGAAGAAGTGCCATCTTCGTTTACTGGTTTAGAATCAATCAGTGTTACAAATCCTGGCCTGAATTATACAACAACACCAACCATCGAAATTGTTGGTGACGGAACAGGTGCTACAGCAAGAGCAGTGATTGTTAATGGAAAAATAAAAGAATTTGTTGTAATAACACCTGGTATTGGATACACTACAGCAGCAGTTAGAATTGTCGGTGGTGGTGGAACTCTAGGCGAAGGAACAGCGATTCTCCAAGGAAGATATGGACAGATTAGAATTTCATATTTCAAGTTGGATGAAATCAGTAGTCAAAACACTAAAGTCATTATCAACAAGAGTAAAAATGATGGTGTGACTGGAACAATTGATTATCTACTTGGTAAAATTTACATAAACAATTTCAATCCAACAGCAGTCAATAATGCATTCGGTGATATTATGGTTCACATGATACCACGGAATTATATAATCCAATCTAAATTAAATAAAATGCTGGTTTTAGATGATCAAGATCCAACTAGTATTATTGTTAAAATGGTAGCGATTTAATGGAATCAGTATTAACTTCGACTGTTGTAGAAAAACAATTACCAGATTTTATTCGTTCTGAGTATCCATTATTCGTAGCTTTCCTTAAAAGGTATTATGAGTGGTTAGAAAGCTCAACTGCATTCACTGGAATTGATGTAACATCTGGTACAAATTATGCTCTTTCAAGTTTAAAAGACTCTATTGACATTGATGATGCCAATTCAGACTATTTGGATTTACTAAAGAGGGATTTGCTACCTTATTTTCCAGAAAACATCTTAGCTGATAAACGACTATTTCTAAAATTAATCAGTCATTTTTACAAATCAAACGGAACACCAGATTCTGTAAAGTTTCTTTTTCGGGCATTGTATAATGAAAATATTGATATCTATTACCCCAAAGAAGACATCCTAAAATCATCTGATGGTAAGTGGGTTTTACCCCTAGCGTTACGGATCGAACCATTATCAAATTCGCAGTATGTATTCAATATAGAAAAAACAAAAGTAACAGGTCAAACATCAAAAGCAACAGCGATAGTTGAAAAAGTCATACAATCAGTTGATAGACAATTGGGCATTCAATATACCGAATTATATATTTCAAACATTGAAAGATTGTTTGCAACAGGTGAAATTTTAAGTGCGACTTTTAATAATGGCGTTACCGATATTACAGTTACCGCTAGATTGATTGGTGCTCTATCTGAAATTGCAATTGATCCATTAAATCGTGGTCTGTATTATCAAGCTTATGATCCTGATACTGGTTATGATGGAGATCCAGTAACTATTATTGGCGGTTTAAATCCATCATCTGGTAATCCAATTGGTGCTCTAGCTTATGTTGGTTCAACAACAAAGGGTGGCGTCACTGGTATTGAAGTCACTAATAGTGGTTTTGGCTTTAGATCAACAAGTAATATTTCATCATCATATACATCCAACGTTGCGATATTAGATTTTACTGGCGGTTTTGATGGAGCAACTTCAGGCACTGAAGCAAAAGCACATATAGATTTGGTTGACGGTTCAATAGTTAGGAATATAAATCTTAGCGCAATGTCAATATCAACATTGAATGGTTTATATGCTAATGTTAATGTTGCCACTAATGCTGTGGTATCTATCGCAAATATACCATCATATCAAGCATTCAACGTTTATCCAATTTCTTATGTCGCACTTGACGGTTCGGGCGGTGGCTATAGAAATAAACCCGAATTGAATGCGTTTAGTTTTTATAACGAAAATAATCCTGATATTCTGGTAATCACAACATGTTCGTTTTTAAAAGACACAAATTATATTCAAGATTTGACACAGGATTTAACGCTATCATTTGAAGTTGGTTCTCAAGCTAGATTATATAAGACTTCTGGTAATTCAACATTTGAAGATATTCTTGAAGTTACAGGTGTTACTACTCATACAATTTCATTTCAGAACAATTTTAAAAATGATGCTTCTGGTGTTAGTGTTTCTAAATTGACAAGGAATGATCTATATAAGATCGGGTCATTGGGTAGAATTGGTATCAATTCCGGTGGTTCTGGTTATGCAGTTAATCAGGTATTAGTATTTAATGGTGGTTCTGGTTACGGTGCTAATGCATATGTTAGTCAAGTTCATGCTGCAAATACAGGCATTAAAGCTGTAACTATGAATGCACATTCAACGGGCGCATATAGATTAGGTGGAGAGGGTTATACAAGAGATGCATTGCCTATTATCACTGTTAATGGTGCCGGCGCCAATGCCAGTTTAACTGTATCCGAAGTTCTTGGTGATGGCGAAACATTCTCATTAACTACAAGCAGAATCGGTGCTATTTCCACGTTAAGGATTATTAGTCCTGGTTATGATTATGTTTCAGCACCACTAGTATCATTAAGAAATATGGACTTAAGCGTTGCTAATGTAACACCAAATCAAATATTTACCGCAAATTCTAAAGTATATCAAGGAACATCAAATACAGTAACAACGTTTACAGCATATGTTGACCAATTTGATCAAGATACTGGATTTTTAAGATTATACGATTATAAAGGTGGTAATACTGATGGCACTCCATTTGCTGCCCAAAAACTTAAATCTGATGATGGATTAACTGAAGCTGATATTGTTTCTGGAACTCCTATTATTTACGGTGATGGTCGTGCTAAAGCAACAGCAAAATTTGAAAATGGTTTGATTCGTTATCCTGGACTATATCTGAATACTGATGGTCAAGTTAGCGCTGATAAAGTATTGCAAGATGGAGACAAATATCACAATTTCTCATATGAGATTACATCACAAACAGATTATGCCACATTTAAGAAACCAATGTATGATATCGTTCATCCGGTAGGAACTAAGATTTTTGCTACCCGTGTTGTTGATAATACTGAAAGTATATCTCAAACAGAGGCAAATACTGTTATAACGGTAAATACATTACCTGTTAATTTTAACATAGCCGCCTCTGCAAATTCAACTTCAAATGCCACTGCTAATCTGATGAATTATGTGAATGTCGGCGATATACTAATATTCACTGGAGTATATAAATCGATTACAAATACAGTAAACGTTCAAGCTGGTTCAAACACAGTATTTGGTGCAAATTCCAACTTCATTAATGATCTGATTGATGGTGATATCATTTATCTATCAACCGGAAATACAGAGACAGTTACAGTATCAAATACAAATTATCTGATTACACAAAACACGATTGGTGTTACAGCAACAGGCGTAACAATTGATGTGTATTTTGATGAATCTAAAACCGTAACATTTGTCAATGCTGACACAATAAAAGTAGATACAATATTTACTGCAACTTCTAACTTTGTTGTCACAAACGTCCTAAAAGTTAAATAAATACTATTATGCCATCACTCTTAACTAAAAACTTCAGAATCTTACTAGCTCAGCGTCTATATGATTTGCTGGATCTAACTACAAATTCACTGCTTCCAGATTCACAAAAACACTATCTGTATACAGTTATAGGCAAACAATTACCTTGGAATTCAGGAACAGAAATTCCAGAAACACCTTTAGAGACTGATGCTGCTTTAAACGAATATTACAGGAATGGTATTTTTGCCAAGCAAATGTCTTATAACAATGCATCATTGGTTGTTCCTAGAGTAGACTGGACAGCAAATACAAAATATAACACATATGAAGCAAATACCAACTTCTATGTTCTGAACAGCAAAGATCAGATATTTAAATGTCTGGCAAATAATGCTAGTGCAAATTCAACCACAGAGCCACAGTTGACCTTATCAACAACATCTTTAGAAGAGCCATATCTAAAAACAACGGATGGTTATAAGTGGAAATATATGTATACTCTAGCATCATCACAGAAACAGAAATTTCTGAGTGATGATTGGTT